TGGCCTTGGACCGGGAATCATATCCCGATGAATTGCTTGCACCACCCGAAGCATATAAGAATTCAACTCTTGTACTTCACCCGGGTGTTGATAAGCCCCTGGTTGACTGGTGGGATTATGAAGCCCTGTTATTCAGGAAAGCGGAGCCGCAAGTGGCTTTTTATGCCAATGCTCAGAATATCGGGTATTCACTGCTTGAAAAGGCCGAAGGATATAAGCATAAATTCACATCGGTAATAAAAGCGATGGTTATCATGTTTTCCTCGGTAGCACCCGCAGAGTTGTTTGTCGGAAAGTACCTCGGGTTTGACAGGTTCTTCCTGTGTGGCTTAGATTTCGGGATGCCGTTTAATCAGGACAGATTTACACGGTATCTATTCATTGACGGGGAATGGCAGAAACAGCCGGTTAAAACGGTAGCGGAAGCACTCGCAAGCGACAGCGTAACATCGCAGGCGGTAGGCACAGAGAAGATGTACAGCAAGATAATCTATTCTACTAATGGGATTCCAACCTATCCCATGCACCTGTTTTACAAGACGAATTTCATAACAGCATGGAGACTCGATAAGACGCAGGTAATCGACTGTTCAGCGGGTACCCTTACAGAGTTTCCAAAAGCTGACATAAAAGAGGTTGTTAAACGACAGGGCCGTATGGGGGGCAAAATAAAAGGCTTCTCGCAGCAGCAGATGATTGACTCCTCGGAGTTATACCTTGCCCGCAATAAGCTGTTTGTATTTCAGACCGGCGTTGGCCCACAGTTTGTACAGACTTCCAAAGATAGCGTTGCGGAAATACAGGACTATATTAACAGCATTATCGGTCATAATATCGAGGTGGATAAAAAAGGCATCCTCGCTCATGTAGCCGACCTTATGAAGAAAGCAGAGAAAGAAGACAGGCGGATACAGTTTGAAATGGGGCAGAGGTATAAAATTAAGGGAGAGTAACATGAAAACAGAACAGTTAACGGCGTGTAACACGAGATAAATTAATCAGAACACGATTTATACCGTGGGAGTCTGGACGTTTAAAGCCTATGGGTAAGTTAGAAAAGAGGCTTATTCATAAGAAGATCAGGAAGATGGAAGATATAAGTACTAATCGACACGGCATTTATAATGCTGTGCGTTGATTATTATTTGAATTAACTATTGCATATTAGGGGGTCGCTGATAAATAGCGATAAATGAACGATGGCTATAGGTAAAAAAACAGGTGGTGCTGATTTTCAACCGGGTAAATCGGGCAACCCCAAAGGTAGGCCAAAGAAAGGCGAAACTTTGACCGATGCACTGAGGGAGAGAGTTGATAAAAAAGCGATAGCCGAAAAGCTTATTGAATTAGCAATGGATAAGGGTGATGTTTATGCGCTTAAATACATCTATGACCGTGTTGATGGTAAGCCCCATGAATCTGTTACTGTAGACAATATCGATAATGACTATACTTTGACGCTCAACATTAAAGATCCGAAAAAACCACCATCCAAAAAGAAACCAAAAGTTGAACATACAAGCACAGATAAATAGATTACTTGCTATCCTATTACACAATAAAGACAGGTTTCAGGTCGTTTATGGCGGTGCGGGATCAGGTAAAACTTATGCAATAGCCCAGAAAGTAGTAGCTACATTGGCGAGGTCAAAAGAATATGAACGGTGGATAATAGTCCGCAAAGTCGCCAAAACAATTAGACATTCAGTGTTTGCCATTGTTAAGGATTTCATAATAGAGTGGGGATTATATGAGGACTTCTATATCAGGGAGTCAGATCATTATATACAGAATAAAAAAACAGGTAACGACGCTATTTTCCTGGGGCTGGATGATGTTGAAAAGCTGAAATCTATAAAGGAACCAACAAAGATATGGATAGAGGAAGCCTCGGAAATAGCACAATCTGATCTAATACAGTTAAACCTTAGACTACGCGGAAAGACGAAAACAACAAAACAGATGATTCTTTCATTTAATCCGATATCGTCTATGCACTGGTTAAAAGCATATTTTTTTGACAACCCAAAAAAGAACGTCTTTATAAGTCATACAACCTACCGGGACAACGCCTTCCTTGATGAAGAGTACAAACAAGAGCTGGAAGACCTGAAGGATATAGACTACCCGTATTATTGTATTTATTGCCTGGGTGAATGGGGTATGATCGGGAACCTCGCTTTTACCAATATCGTGATAGAAGAATTTGACAAAAAATTAGAGGACTATGATACAATACTGTATGGTATGGATTATGGCTTTAATCACGCGAACGCCTTTGAACTTCTCGGGATGCAGGATGAAGAAATCTATTTACATGATGAACTGTACAGAAAGAAGATTACCAATCAGCAGTTTATCACTGAAATGGAACCAATGAAAAAGCAGTATAAACTTGAAAACAAGATAATCAATGCAGACTCAGCAAGCCCGGCGTATATTAAAGAATTCCGTGATTCAGGCTATACACAAATCAAGGGAGCTGAAAAAGGCGATGGTTCAGTTATCGCAGGGGTGAACTGGTTAAAACGCAGAACCCTACATATCCACAGGACCAGGTGTCCACATGCTGCGGCCGAGTTTGCCAACGCGAAATATAAAGAAGACAAGGACGGGAACCTTAAAGAAGAGCTTGTCCCGTTTAATGATGATACAATAGCCGCGGCCAGGTATGCCGTTGAGCCGCTATGGAAAGGTAAGCAAATACCTGATATACTTGTTCCGATACCTCGATAAGGGAGGCCAATATGCAGACGACCGAACAAATAATAAGAACAATTAAGACAGGAAATAGAATTTTAATCAGCGTTATGCTCAAGGACTTGATAGATGCCGAGAAGGTGAAAAAAGATCGGGTAGAACAAATCTATGGCCGATATGATCAGCGAGAAACAGCGGTCCCGATTATGACCCGTAAATATGCCAATTATGAGAAAGCACATAACAGGTTGCCGCATGATTTCGTGGGTGATATTACAGATATGAAAGTTGGCTACATGGGAAATGCCGTTAAGATAGAATTGTCGAAAGAATTCTATATGCCAGAGACAGACGATGAAACGCCGAAAGTATTGGAAGGACCAGACAAGGCAAAATACGAATCACATTCCAAAGTACTGAAAGACTTCCACAACCTGAACAATGCCGAGGACAGTAATAGCGATATGGTACAGATGGCTTCTCTCGGTGGGGTCGGTTTCCGGTTGCTGTATATCGCAATGGTTAATAAACAGAAAGTAGTTAAGTATAAAAACATCCCGCCTTATGAGTGTATTCTATTTGTTGACGGTACGACCGGAGAGCCGCAGTACGGTATGATTTATTACAAGATCGAAGTGCGTGATATTAACACTACCGAAAACAAGATCCTTAAAAAAGAAAAGCTGTATGTAGAATGGTACGACGAAAAACAGGTCTATTATTTCCTTGAAGATGATAAAGGTGTTCTTGAGCCTGACTTCAGACATGAGCCTACACAAGAGCCGCACTGGTTCGACGGTGTCCCTATCATAGCCTTCCCGAATAATACCCAAGAGCGCGGAAACTGTGAAAAGGTTCTCCCACTTATCGATGCCTATGATAGGGTATTTTCTGACGGTGTGAATGAGATAGAACAGCTTCGATCCGCGTATATGTGGGCTAAAGGTGCCGGGATGAATGTTGACGATGCCTTTATGAAACAGATAGAACAGACCGGAGTATTTCCGTTGAGTGAAGACGGGTCAATCGGGTTTGTGGAAAAGAACTTAACCTTTGACGGCTTGCAGTCCATATTAAAAGAAGCACGCCGAAATATATATCAGTTTGCCAAGTCGGTCGATTTGTCAGTAGACCAGGGCGGCGATAAACGGGTTATAGGTTGGCAGATTGCTTTATTGAATCTTGAGAATGATTGTAAGGAAACAGAGCGTAAATTCATAGCAGCACTGAATCGGCAGTACAAATTGATAACGCAGTTTTGGACATCGTTGACAGAAATGTCTGAGATAAGGGACTTTGACCATGCGGCGATAACCTATACTTTTACCCGGAACTTTCCGCGAGACCTTTACGGGGAAATGCAGACGCTTGAAATCGCCATCGGTCTGTTATCCCGTGAAACAGCTTATAGCCTCATGTCATTTATTGACGATCCAGGCGACGAGAAAAAAGCCTTTGATTTGGAGAACAAATCACCTTTGGATCTTAATAATGTAAACAATATAAATCCATTAAATACCGGGGAGTAATAAATGGTTGTTTTCAAGAGTAGTTCAGAAATAGACCGATATGTTCCTGTTCGCGATATATTCAAAAATAGGAAACGTATTGAACAGGCATTAAATGTGGTAGAAACACAAGCCGAAAAAGAACTGTTGCTTGTGATGAAAAACGCTCTTGAGAATACCAGGCGGCAGTTGTTGAGACTTGCAGAAAAAGACCAGCTGACCAAAGCACAGATGGCAAAGTTTAATAGATTGAAGGGGCTTGAAAAATCACTTGCCGATACATGGAAAGAAGCCTTTGCCGCATCCGATAAAATAATAGACAAGTTAGCAAAAGTGCAATTCAACGAATCCTTTTTTATGTCTGGCTGGTCAATAGATCAGAACTCCGGGGTATGGCTTAACTGGGGACAGCTTGACATTCAGACAATCCGCGAATCATTGAAAAACGATTATCTTCTTATAGCAAAAAAGGGAATTAAGGAAAACGGGTTGCTTGGGATCCGCCGGGTTATTACTGCGGGCCTTGCACAGGAAAGAAGCTACCCACAGATAACCAAAGAATTAAAGAAGTTCGTTGAACGCCGGTCCGCGTCTGAATATCAGCGGATTATCAGA